TATTTTTTGAATCTTTTAAAGTTCGCATTATATTCTCCAAGTTGTTCTGTATCAATAGCATTGTCAATAAAGTGTTGTAAAACATTATCTAACATAGTTATTAAGTCTGCTATGAACAGAGGTTGCTCAGACCAAGCATCATAATGTTCTAAGTTAACACTAGATAAACAACATACAGCTGTGCGTTCTTCGTTAGTTACTAAAGTTATTTCAGAACAAAGATTACTTTGTCTAATCTTTAACCCTAAATCTTTTTGTCCTTGTGGTAATGCTTCGTTACAAGTATCTATATTAATCATATAGGGTTCACCTGTTTCAGCACGAGCATTTAGTATTTGCCACCATAAAGAACGAGCATTGATTGTCTTACAAGCTTCGTTAGTTTTAGGGTCTATCAATCTAAAGTCAGCATCTTCTTCTACTGCCTTTAAGAAATCGTTGGTAAGGTTTATACCATTGTGTAAATTTAAATTCTTTCTGTTTATATCTCCACCAGATTCTTTTCTCATGTTTATAAACTCTTCAATCTCTGGATGTGATATGTCCATGTAAGCTGCATAGCTTCCTCGTCTTGTTACACCTTGATTAAAGGCTAACATCTGTGAGTCTACAACATGGATGAATGGAATCGTTCCAGTAGAACGACTGCCATTAGAAGTAGATATACCATTACTCCTAATATCTCCCCAAAATCCACCAATGCCTCCACCTGAACTTGCCAACCATATGTTTTCGTCATAGTGAGCAGATAAACCATCCCTACTATCAGGAACATAATTAAGGAAACAACTGATAGGAAGCCCACGAGTAGTTCCCCCGTTACTAAGTATAGGAGTGCTAAACATGAACCAACAATCGGAACAGTAATCATAAAGCCTTTGAGCAAGTTCGAAGTCAGTAGTTTGTTTGTAAGTTGCTGCAAATACTGCAGCCCTAGCGAAAGTTTCTTGTGCATGTGTTTCTTCCTCCCAGAAGTATCTATCTTTTAATGTGTCTAAACTAAATTTATCTAGTTTTTTTTCTTTATCATAATCAATTTGTATACCGAGGTATGGTTTAGTTCCTACTTTATCTTCAACCATTATTATCTCCTTCTATTATTTCTAACAATTTGTTTTCGTACCACTCAGCTTTTCTTAAATCTTCTATACCATTCTTATATCTAAATCTCCAACGATACTTGTGAGAGTTACCTCGTAAGTAGCCAATAAATTCTTCTTTGTTTAACATAGCTTGTATAGAATCTATACATTCTATACCTCCTTGATTATAATGTTTAGGACTATTTACTACATCATTATTAAGTAAGTCTCTTATAGTTTTAGGTTTAGTCATTTTTAAACTCCTTGGGTAAATTAGTTTCTGAGTACCATTTAAATTTATTTTTTTCTGCCCACTCAGCGTGTGTTCTTTTAGTTCCATTCTTTCTTACTTTAGCCTGTGGCATTGGCGAGTAAGGTGTATGAAATAAAAAAATTAATTCTTGATTGTCTTTTAAATTTTTTCTAATCCATACATATTTATTGTATTCGTTGTAATCCCAGAACCTACCTTTAGCTTCTAACAAATATTCTACATTGTCTATAACTTTTATAAAGTCTGGTTCATAATGATGCTCTACTGTGTAAGGAACTTTTTCTGCATGGTGTGACCAATCCTTTAATAAAGATTGGTGTAACATATACTCCCATTTAGAATCGTATCCCTTAGGAATATCTTTTTCAACAGGTCTTATTTTACGAGGTTTTCTATAGCCACTCATAAAAAATCCTTTAGATTAATAGTCTTTAAACTTTTTTCTTTAATTAATTTTTTTAAATTTTGATAAAACCACCTTTCAGTATATGCAGAAACAACTAACTTTCTATTTGCAAAAACATACTTTTCCTTAGGTACAAGCAAGTGATAGTTTTCTAAACTAATTTTCTCAGCTTCTTCTTCATTAAGCAAACTCCTAACCCATTCCATAACTAATTCTTTAGATTTTAATCTGAGCTTTCGTGATTGTTTTCCATTCATAATATTTCCTGTACATTAGGTTCTTTTGAAACCTTTGTTAAATAAACATTTCCTTTTGCATAATTAAATACTCTTAATCCTCTGCCTTCATTAGCATCAGAATGACAAGTAAATTTATGAGGACACCAAGAACAATCCATAGGTAATTTCATATTACCGGATGCACCTTCGTTAATTGGAGTATAACATAACTCAGGAGGTGTGTCTTTTTTTATTGCTCTTTTCACAACTTTTATTTTTTCTTTAATATTAGGCTTGTCTAAATCATCTGGTATAAAAGTAGTTAGTTCTCCTGTTTCTTTATTCATTACTAAGAAACCGCCAAACTCAGTACCTTCTGCTTCTTCATAACCAGCAAGTTGAGAGAGATAACCAAAGCTATCTTTCTCACTTAATGTACCGTCTTTAAACTTCTTAAAAGCATAGCCAGAAGCTGTCTTAACATCAACTACTTGACCGTTAATTTTACAATCCATGTGTCCTTTTATACCACTTACTTTAATTTCTTTTTGTTCATCAGTAACTTCGTGTCCAGCTAACCGAACAAAAAATAAAAGCAATACTTCTAATAGATGACCATATAAAAATTTAATTTGTAAGCTAGGAGATATTACTTCTTGAGGAGAATCTTCTTTCATATCATACCAAAGTCTTCTTAAAGGCTTTCCTATGTTAGACATTCTCAATGTATTTCTAGGTTGAGTGTGCGGAGAAGCCCAGTGTTTTAAAGCTTCTGCCATGTCTTTACCGAAAGAATCTAATTGTTCCTCTGATAACTCTAAACCTTCTCCTTCTGAAAGAACGCTTAACTTACTATAAATATCGTCAACCAAAGTGTCTAATTTTTTACTCATCTTTATCTAACTCCTTAAATGCTTTAATTACATCAGTTGAAAATAACTTCTGTAGATTTACTAAGTACATCTTACTTGCATTATTATCCCCACCTGATACTGTTTTAAATGTGTCTAACTTATCAACAATCTTTCTTAACACATCAGTATGAAATACTAGTGTGCAGTATTCGTTATCACCGATACACAGGTTATGAAACCAGTAATCAGATTCAGTAGCGTTAATACCAGAAGGTTTACCCCAAGACTCATATTCAATACAGACATTACCTGTCTTCTGCCATAAGTCTCTTTCAGATTTTACTTCTATTTTTTTGTTAGTTAGCATTTCTGCTATTTTTTCTTCTCTGATTGTACCATATTGTAAGTCAAGGTCAAACTTTTTTCTATCTGCTTTAATGGGTTTCATACCAACTATCTCCTATTTTGTATTCTCCGGTAAGAGGACACCTCATGTTAAAAAATTGTGCTGCTTTCTCTATAGATTCTACACCTAATATACCTGCTCCATGTGCTTGTGTTTCTGGAACTTCTATCTGCCATTCATCGTGAATATTTGCTACAAACTTATAGTTTATTGAATTTAATTTAAGCGTGTCGTTCAGTAAACACAATGCTTTCTTCATCACTATTGCTCCACCACCTTGTAATAAAGTATTAAGAGCAGCGTGTCTATGTCTTAAAATAATTTTTCTACCGTCTAATCCTTTAAGGAAGCCTTTTGTACTCGCTCTTTGTACTCTATCTCCCAGAATCTTAAATGCTGGTGTACCATTAAGAAAGCGTTCTCGCATTCGTTTACCTTCTGCTCTAGTTCCTTTAACAATAGACCCAAGTTTTTCATCTCCTGCTCCGTAGATAAGTGCATAGATGAATGTCTTTGCCTTATCTCTAGATTCAAGTCCTGCAATTTTTTGGTTAGTTGTGTGAATGTCTCCGTTAATGATTTCATTTATATACTCCTCGTCAGCCATATAGTGTGCTAACAATCTTAATTCTAAACCACTTGCATCTATACCTACAAGTTTATTTCCTTCATCTACAACCCAACAACTCCTGCATTCTTTTCCGTAAGGAGAAGATACACTAGGAACTTGAGCCATGTTAGGGTCTCTGTGTGTCATTCTACCTGTAATAGCACCAGTAGGCATGACTGAACCATGTACTCTTTCATCTTCTTTAACAGCATCTATCCATGACTGTACCTGTGCTAATCTTTTTTGGTACAATAAATAGTCTGCTATTAATTTAGCTTCTCGGATATGTGTTATTTCTTTTAGAGTTCCTTCATCTACTATAGGTTGTTTGGTAGGTGTAAACTTTTTAGGCTTCCAACCAAAAGAAATTAAAT